GTGTTAAACTTCTTCAATGGTCAGCTTTTATGGCCTGAACTCGTCCATAAATTTGATGAGGACATGGTTCAGTTTAGAGGCGAAGTAATTGATGTAGGTGCATTTTGAGTGCTTGGCTAATTGCTTTGACAGGCTTGATCTACGCATACATAGCGGTAGAGCAGTTTTTGAAGGGTAACCCGCACATGGCGATTGTCTATGCAGGTTACGCTAGTTCAAATATAGGTCTTTACCTGTTGGCTAAGTAACTACCGCACCCTCCGCAGAGGCTCTTGATATTTCTCGGGTGGTGGTGGCAGCATATTCTCAGAGGGTGGAGTCCATCCATGTTTTCTCCAAATAGCTTGAACGTCTGAACCTGAAGACCATTTAAAATCCTTGTTTGGCACAGATGGATAACTGATCTTTGAATAAGGTGGTTTTTCTATCATTGTTTACATTTCATAATTCGTTGATTTCTGCCAAACTTGCCACGTTTGACACCCGTTACTTCAATTAAATCCTTGTCTAACAAAGCACGATACCTTGCTGTTATTGAGGAATATGGGTAGTTTGGATACATCTCTAGTATCTCGTCTGAGATACACCCATCTGGATGGCTCTTAATGGCCTCATAGACCATTTGTTCTAGCTTGGTGCTATCAACTGCTTGAGCCGCCTGATGGCTCGTTGTAGGGTCTTCTTTTCTAACCAACTTAAAGGCTGGTGAGCCAAAAAATCTCTCTACTGCACCACCAAACCATGTTTTATCTAATGTCATCATTAACTCCTATTGGGTGAGGGGAAAACTGCTCGTCTGCAAGCTAGGAAAATCCTTTGCACAGCTCTCCCCTCAGGTTTATATTAACTCAAAACGGCAAATCTTCATCTTCAAAACTTGCCTTCTTAGGGGCTTGTTTGGGCTGATAGTCTTCTTTGGGTGATACTGCTAAACCCATGAATTTGCCTGACTTACCTTCCTTGACCCATGCTGATAGCCAATAGTCTTTGCCATCAACAGTTATGTTCCCTTTGTAATGGGGATGCTTGTCGGTTTCCTTCTTATCATTGGTAAAAAGTACTCCACTATTGTTTCTTTGCTCTGATTTATTTTCCATTTAAAACTCCTTTGTAAGCAGAAAATCTGCCATGTATTAACTCTGTTGCTTCCATAGCTACTAAGCTTGCCAACTCTAAGTCTTCATACAAGCCAAAATAAATAGACTTGTAGTTTTTACATAAAGCAACTTTCCATTTACTTTTAACTTTATCCCATGAAACTCCTTTGCAACCAGATGTATTTGTTGATCTAACTTTTTGATTTTGGCAATTCTCCTCTTTGGTTGCCTCCCTCAAATTTTCAATTTTGTTATTTCTTTTGTTGCCATCAATATGGTCTACGAAATCAGGCAAATAGCCGTTGTGATACAAGAAAACAAGTCGATGTGCTTTGAAGGATTTTGCTTTTATCTTCACATGGATATAGCCAGTTCCTTTATGGATGCAACCAGCAACTTGACCGACCTCTCCTGCTCTACCAATCTTTCTAATCAGATTTCCATCTTGATAGTCAAATGCTGACAAAACATAATCATGGTCAATTGCTAGTGTTTCCATCACATTTCCTTCGCTTTCTTTAACGCACTTCTTACTTTACTGGGTAGGAGTGTCCACAATGCAATCTTTTGTTCTGCATCAAGGTTCTCTCCTTCCAACTTATCCCAAGCTGCCTTGGGGTCACCTTGCTCACAGGTAGCAATCAATTCGACTGCCATCTCTTGCAAGTACTGTAATTCCTCTGGAGGAATATTATCTTGTGCGCCCTGAGTAGGTGTAATCACTACTGATCTGCCCTCTTCAGGTAGGTCTTCACCCGCATAGATATATAGACCCAAGCCATGCAGACTCAAAGCCTTTGTCATACAACGCATAATGGCAGTGTTTACCGCAAACGCATCGGGAGTTGGGATGGCCTTGTTTCTGTAGTCCATCACAGGCAATTGGCAGGTCATTGGTTTGCCAAACATGGTAGCGGTAACGAACACCATTGCCGTACCATTTATGTCCATGAAACACTTGTCGCCAAACATCTCTACTTTGTAGGTGGCGGTAGGATCAGCTTTGAGAGCTTCTGCCCACGCCCATGCCCATGACAGGTAGGTCAGGTTGTTTTTCTTCTCTGTATGAGAATTAACATCTTTTTTCAGTAACATTTCTATTGACATATTAACTCCTTTGATTTTCATCTAATTCAGCATTGATTATTTCTTTTTGTTGTTCAATATATAAATCCTTGAACTTAGTAAAGTCTGCTTCTTGGCAGCAAACTATTTTATCCCCTTTGATTGCCAGGCAATAGGGGCAGTAGTGGATGTCTGAGAACTCTTCCACAAAGAACTGGAATAGTGTTTTCATCAGTGGAAACTTTCGTAAGCCATTGTCCACAGAACATCACCCGCCAGATCGGTGAGCTTATTCAACTCATCTTCTGTCAATGGTGTTCCATCTTCATAGCATCCACTTGAAAAGTAGGCATCAGCAAAGTCTGGAAAGTCTCTGCTATCTACTCCATCTATCTCTAGGTCTACAACCTTTTTTCCATTAAGAATCGGCATATTTACTCCTGTTAAGCGTGGGTTACTGTTTGCCCACATCGATAATGTGCCACATACATTCCTGAATTTACATAGGGGTTTTCCCTAATTTACGCAAGTTTTTTATCATGCTAGGCTACTCACATGAACATCGAACAAATTGAACAAACTTGTGCAGAAACATTGCTTGATTACGCAATCACAATGGCTAATGCTTATGTAACCGAACCAGAGGACTTCAATGCCGCAGTTGTAGCTTTGCTTTGCAGAACACTAGAAAACCACATAAACCGCCCCATCAACATTCAGGAACTTTACCAATGACCCAAGAAGCAGTTATCAGATGCCTACAAAACGGCCCACTTACTTCCTACCAAATAGAGGATTTAACTGGTATACCAAGACTGTCTATTGCAGCTTGTTGCACAAAAATGAGCTACAAGAAGAAATTAAAAATCGGAAAAATTAAGATGGGTAGGTCTTGGGTTTCTCAGTACACCCTAGCACCACACATGATTGAGGCTGAAAAGGTAGAAGAGCCTCGTGATCTGCTAAACCCCTTTGACATCAGAAACGCTAAAGGCATCTTCACTAAGTCTGAATATGCTTCTATGAACGCACAGGCTATTCGTTTGTTTGGCAGAAAACCAACAAATGAAATCACAAATAATCAATTTATTTAGGTTTACAAAGTAGAATTAGTTTGATATTATGGAATCCAGCTAGGTACGAAGTCATGAGCGTACCGAAAAGAGTTATCCCTTCTCCTGCTGGCAATTCCTTTAAGGGTGTTTTAAAAAGCGGCACACATTATGGCTAATCCATGGTTTAGGCTCTATTCAGAGTTTGCACACGATCCAAAAGTTCAAATGCTTTCAGAGGCAATGCAAAGACGTTATGTCATGCTTATGTGCCTCCGATGTAGCGAAGTTCTTGAAACGTTACATGAAACAGAGATAGCGTTTCAACTAAGGTTATCCACAAGCGAATTGGAGGAAACTAAAGACTTGTTTATCAGCAAGAATTTTATTGATAAACATTGGAATCTGCTCAACTGGGATAAACGTCAATTTGTCTCAGACTCAAGCACCATGCGGGTTGCCAAGCATCGTAATAAAAAGAAACAGGTAAGTAACGTTGGTGAAACGTTACAGAAACGCCCAAGTAACGCTACAGATACAGATACAGATACAGAACAGATACAGAAAAGAACAACTAGCGTTGCACCGCCTGAAGGCGTTTCTGATTCTGTTTGGCAGGAATTTAAATCTTTGAGGAAAGCCAAGAAAGCCCCGATAACCCAAAGAGCCATAGACAAGATTTCAGAGGAAGCCAACTTAGCAGGTTGGACACTTGAGAAAGCCTTGGAGGAATGTATCGTGCGTGGTTGGCAAGCATTCAAAGCAGAGTGGGTTGCGAAAAAAGGAAACCCTGCCGACAACATAAGGCTCACAGTTCCAGCATCAAATGAGCCTGACCCTGCGCTTGAGAAGATCAAGGCTGATGCAAAAACAACACGCCCACCTACGCCCGAAGAGAGGGCAATTCTTAATTCTTTCAGGAGAAAAGCATGAACTTTTTAGATTCTTACCCAACAGAGTTTTATATTTCCGATGTTGGTTATTTGGTTTTCAGGCAGGATTGTTTTGAGTGTGGACATCAAACTCAGTTTTTGATTACCCCTGAGCAAACAAAAATACTTTTAAATTTATTGCCTGACATGATTAAGCAGCAAACAGAAAGATGGACAGGAATTCAATCTCCTGCTGAAGAATGAACTACTTTGAAGCCATGAGACTGCTAGACAGAGTTAAGGAAGGCGTACCATATCCCGTACGTCTCATTACTGAAGCGTTAATCCTAACTGGTGACTTAGATGAGTAGGGTATATACCTATGGCATACAGTAGAAAAAACATCTCTAATGAGTCTGATAGGGTGATCCTAGAGCAAGCAGAGGCCAGAGAGCTTTATCGAAATTGGGAGTGGGGAAAGAATCGTGACCTTATCAGGGCGAGACTTGAGAGAGCCGAAAGAATCTATGGCATAGGTGCTAGAGACAGAATCCGAGAATATATGAACAGAATTAAAGATGGAACACTTCTATGACCTTTATGGTAACTTTTAAAGTAGACGCTAACCCTGTTGGCAAACAAAGGGCTAGATACGTCAAGAGGGGAAACTTTGTGCAAACTTACACCCCTGAGAAAACTAGAACCTATGAGACTTTAATCAAAGATGCTGCAATCGAGGCAATGGGCGCTTCTGAACCATTGGAAACCCCTGTTAGCCTCTATCTCTACATTCGAGTGCCAATCCCCAAGTCATGTACCAAAAAGCGCCTAGAAGCCATTGATAACGGGTTAGAGAAGCCAACAAAGAAGCCTGACGCAAGCAATATCCTAAAGAGCGTAGAAGATGGCATGAACGGGATTGTTTACCATGACGATTCACAGATCATAAACATCCACGTTACGAAGGTTTATTCAATTCTGCCAGGCGTTGATATTTGCGTTAAGGAGTGTTTAGACTAAGGGTTTATCCCTATTCAAAACATTCCAAAACAGGAATAACATTTAATTTTTAACAGGAGTTACATCATGGAATCAACTTGGGAATTTGACACAACAGTGGGTGCTGGTAGCGAAGTGGTTACTGTCGTTTATGAGTATTCATCAGACGAGGATGGCACTTATAACGAGTCCATTAAGGAAATTTGGTATCAAAACAGAAGTGTCAACGTCATTGGATTGCTAAGTGACGAGGCATTTAAGGAATTAGAGTGTGAGGCAGCCATGCGGTTTCAGCACCATAAGCTCAACTTTAAGCAAACATCGGATATTCAGCCATGAGCGACAATCCCCACAAGGCCATACAATTCCTGATTGACACGGCAGAACCCTATAGTAGGGCTAAAGCTAGTCGAATCTACCTTGAGGGTTTTTTAAAGTCCCGCAAGGCACAGCTCATGGCACAAGCAGGAACTGAGGTTTTAGGCAAACAAGAGACCTATGCCTATGCCCATGCAGATTATGTGGGCATCCTAGAGGGCATCAGGGAAGCCGTAGAGATCGAGGAAAAGTATCGATGGATGATGACCGCAGCACAGGCTAGGATCGAGGTCTGGAGAACAGAACAGTACTCAGCCCGAATGGAAATCAAAGCAACCCAATGAACAATAAGCTGAACGCAAAAGAGAGATTGCACCTGGCAAGGGTTAAAAGTCTCCCGTGTTCAGTATGCGAGGCATTAGGGCCATCAGAAGCCCATCACTTCAAACAGGGTCTCCAGTACACCTGTATAGCCCTATGTGTAGACTGCCACCGGAATCCTGTACTTGGATGGCATGGGCAAAAGAGAGCGTGGTCGATAAGGAAGATGGATCAGATAGAGGCACTCAACGAGACCATCAGGAATCTCATCGAGCATAGCCCCTCTAAATCACCATTCTAGAAAACAAAAGATTTACTTTACCAATACGTCAAAGTAAGCAAGCAGCCCAACGCACAGAGCTAGGCCGACAACAACAGCAGTAGCCAGGTCATGGAAGAGATCAGATTTAAAGAAGTTCATTGTTTACACCCTTAGAGTCACTAGTTCCGCTAGTCCGGTAAATGAATATTAATTCATTGACAGACAAAAAAAATAGGGATAAACCCTAATAAAGTACAATTAATTTAATTTAATTATCGGAGAGGTTAGAAGCATGGCTAGACCCCCAAAGGCAGATACAGTCCAGTTCCGAAGAAAACTAGACAACCCAAAGCTGCAAATACTTTTATCCGCTGGACAAGGCAACATCAGCCAAGGTTTCGAGAACTTGTTAGCCCTGTACCATCATCTCCACTCTATAGGCTATAGAACAGAAGACCCATTGGATACAATAGGGTTCGTAACTAACCTATCCGAGGATAAAGGATCAGCCCTTAACAGATGAATCTATAGGGAGTTAGATAAGGAATAGATAGAGGGAAGGAAGGGTAACTGAAATGGAATGGATGGGAATGGATAGAAGATCAAGTAGTACTGGAAAGCACCCTCCAACTCTTTTGCTCTTTCTCCACTTAACATAACAACTTAACATAACGCAAAACTTAGGGTAAACCCTTAGGTAGAAACCCTACCCTTAGGTATAAACCCTTAGGGGTAAACCCTAGGTGGTGGGTGAGAAGTAGGGGGGGGAGGGGGTAGGTTAGGGGAGAGAAGATTTGAGGTGCACCCTACCCTCAGAAAAAGCTAAAATGAACTAATCCATTCCAAGGAGGACAAAATGGAAAAAAGAGGAAGAGGAAGACCCAAGGGAAGCGTCAAGATGACCATACAGAGGTTTGCTGACAATCCACCCCTTGTACTACCTAAGACAGACCATCAACGTCTCAAGGAGCTTAAAGAGCTGATGATTAGGAGTGGAGGTAAGGATGTGGCTCAGAAGGTTATTGAGATAGCCCTTAATGATGAGCATCCCCATCAATTGGTAGCACTCAAGATGTGTCTTGATAGGACTCTTCCTGTTTCTTTGTTTGAAAAGGACAAGTCTCAGAGAAGTGCTGTAACCATCAATATCACTGGTTTGGGACAAGAACCGATTATTGTTGAGAATACTGAACAACCTGAAGATGTAGAGGCTAAATATGGCTGATCTGAACTTCTCTCTACTTCCTTGGCAACAAGAGGTATTTAAGGATACGACTAGGTTCAAGGTTGTGGCTGCTGGGCGTAGATGCGGTAAGAGTCGTATGGCGGCAGTTACCCTACTGATTGAAGGACTCAAGTGTCCACAAGGCTCTGCGGTTCTTTACGTTAGTCCCACTATGGGACAATCAAGACAGATTATCTGGGACTTGTTGCTAGACCTTGGTAGAGAGGTTATTCAGAGCAGTCATGTGAATAACTTAGACATTACCCTGATAAACGGGGCTAGGATATACGTTCGGGGTGCGGATAGACCTGATACCCTTCGTGGCGTTTCATTGACCTATGCGGTACTAGACGAGGTTGCCGACATTAAGCCTGAAGCATGGGAACAAGTCATTCGAGCCAGTTTGTCTGATAAACGAGGGAGAGCACTCTTTATCGGCACTCCCAAGGGGCGCAACTGGTTCTACGATACCTTTAAACTAGGTGAGTCAGAAGATGATCCTGATTGGAAGTCATGGCACTTCACCACTGCTGATAACCCCTTGATTGACGCAAAAGAGATTGAATCTGCCAAGAAAACCCTGAGTACCTTTGCTTTTAAGCAAGAATACATGGCTTCTTTTACCAATGCGGGTTCTGACATCTTCAAGGAAGAATGGATCAAATACGGGGTAAAACCTGAACATGGAAGCTATTACATCGCTGTTGACCTAGCAGGATTCGAGGAAGTTGCCAAACAAGCAGCTAATGCTAAGAAGCGTCTGGACGAGTCTGCTATCTCGATAGTGAAGGTCACAGACGATGGGAAGTGGTTTGTTGAGAAGATTGAACACGGGAGATGGGACATCCGAGAGACCGCCTCTAAGATACTGATTGCCATTCGGGACTACCGCCCTTTAAGTGTCGGGATAGAGAGGGGGGCATTAAAGAATGCTGTTTTGCCCTATCTGAGCGACTTGATGCGAAAGAACAACACCTATGCCCACATCGTGGATTTGACCCACGGGAATAGAAAAAAAGCAGACAGAATCATCTGGGCTTTACAAGGTAGGTTCGAGCATGGCAGAATTGTGTTAAATTCGGAAGAAGATTGGGATGAGTTTGTAGACCAGTTAATCCTGTTCCCTGCTCAAGGAGTCCATGATGACTTACCTGACTCCCTCAGTTACATTGACCAACTGGCTGTTACATCTTACATGGAAGAAGATGATAGCGAGGATTGGCAACCAGTAGATATTATTAGTGGGGTATAAGAATGGCAGATCAGATTAGAGCAACACCTAGAAATTCTCTGGCGGCTTTGCTATCTGACGCTATAAATAGTGGCGTTGGCTACATGAAAAGCCCACAAAGAACTCAGCAGTTGCAGGGTTTGGGGCGGCTTATTGAGTCTACTGGTATACCTTATACAGTTGAGAGTCTATCCTATGACCCATCTGGCAAAGGCTTGTTCACTGGTGCTGGAGGTCTAGGTGGCACTACAAGGATGCGTCCCGAGGCACTTGAAGCGGCTATGACAGTTGCGCCTTTTGTTGGCCCGACTGCTAGAGCCGGAACACAAGCGGCAATGGTAGCAGGCCGAGCTGGTGAACGTCTTGCTGAGAGGGTTGTACCACAGATCATGGAGCGTGGTGGGATGGGTGCTAACATTCTGCAAGGGCTGTCTAATAGAACGATCAGCCCATTGGATGTTTATCATGGCTCACCTCACAGATTCCCGCCAACAGAAAGAAACCCATTGGGTGAGTTTGACGCAAGCAAGATTGGCACTGGCGAAGGCGCACAGGCTTATGGGCATGGCATTTATACGGCAGAAGCTCCTGCGGTGGCAAAGGGATACCAAGTAGCACTTGCACCAGAAAAGAACGTGACTAGCTTAACGGATAGAGCAAGATTTGTAAGAGTAGGCGACAAATCAATAAACCCCGATACCTTTGACATTGACATTAGTCAGGAGTTGATTGAAGCAGCTAAGTTGGGGAAAAACGAATTCATAAACTTTGCCAATCAAAGAAAAACAAGATGGCAAGAATTAGCAAATGATGAGTCTTATAAGTTCAGAACATACGCACAAGACAAATTATCTGAATACAACAATTTAATTAAAGAAGCTGAGAAATCAGGCGTCACTTATACGGGTGGCGGCAATCTTTATAAAGCTGACTTGCCAGATGAGATGATCCCGAGGATGTTGGATTACGACAAGCAATTAAGCGAACAGTCTGCTGAAGTGCAAAAAATTCTTTTGCCTTACCAAAAAGAAATTGGCGGTAGTTTTGGCACTGGTGAGCAAACATTAAAAGCCATTGCTTTTGAGCGAAGAATGAAGGGACTTGATGATTCTCCATCAGCAGTTTCTAAGCAACTTCAAGAAATGGGAATTCCAGGCATCAAATACTTAGATGAAGCAAGCAGGTCGCCTAAATACAAAGGAGATTCTGCGTACTTTTATGCTGCGAATGATTTTAAGAGCAACAACTATTCTTTTAGTGATGCACTTGAAGGTATGAAGAAAGCATATAAAACCGCAGATGAAAAAGAATTAAAAGATGCTTTAGATGCAGCTTATAGACCTCAAACAAGAAACTTTGTCGTCTTTCCAGGTGAAGAGAAAAGCATGAGGATTCTTGAGCGCAATAGCGAGACTGCGGCTAACCCTTTTTACTCTGACCCATTTGGCAATACAATCCTAGACACTACAAGGTAATATTATGGAATTCCAAGAACCTAGCGACTCAGACAAAGAGATAGTTAACTTTGTTGTCAACCATTGTGACAGGTGGAGGGATTGGAGAGATGTCAATTGCCTTGATGATTGGCTAGAGTATGAGCGCATCTTCAATGGCGAATGGGATGCCCAAGACAAAACCCGTGAGTCCGAGCGTTCAAGAATCGTTACCCCTGCTACCCAACAAGCCGTAGAGACACGCCATGCCGAGATCATGGAGGCTATCTTTGGTCAGGGTGAGTTCTTTGACATTCAAGACGATATTCGTGATGTCAATGGTAGTCCCCTAGATGTTGCTGCCATCAAAGCACAACTGATGGAAGACTTCAAAGTCGATAAGATTCGCAAGTCTATTGACCAGATTGAACTGTTGGCAGAAATCTATGGTACGGGCATCGGTGAGATTGTTGTCAAAACAGAGAAAGTCTTTGTCCCCGCTACTCAGGCAATACCTGGTCAAATGGGACAAGCAGCTATCGGAGTGGTAGAGCAAGACCGCATTGCAGTCAAGATTGTTCCTGTTAACCCCCGTAACTTCTTGTTTGACCCCAATGGAACATCTATTGATGACTGTATGGGTGTGGCTATCGAGAAGTATGTCTCTATCCACAAGATCGTAAAAGGTCAAGAAGAAGGCATCTACCGCAAGGTAAAGGTCGGTACTGACTCGATGGATACCGACTTAGAGCCTACACAAGAAGTCTCTCAGTACGAAGACGATAAAGTTAAACTTTTGACCTACTATGGTCTAGTTCCTCGTGAGTATCTTGAGCAACTAGAGAACGAAGAAAATGGCGAAGTAGAAGACTTATTCCCTGAAGACAGTATTCAGGATGAGTATTCAGATATGGTTGAGGCTATTGTCGTTATCGCTAATGATGGTGTTCTTCTGAAGGCAGAAAAGAACCCATACATGATGAAAGATCGCCCAATCCTTGCTTATCAGGACGATACAGTTCCTAATCGCTTGTTGGGTCGTGGTACTGTTGAGAAGGCTTACAACTCACAAAAAGCTATAGATGCTCAAGTTCGTTCACACTTAGATTCACTAGCTCTCACAACTAGCCCAATGATGGCTATGGATGCTACCCGTCTACCAAGGGGTGCTAAGTTTGAAGTAAAGCCTGGCAAGGCTATCCTGACAAACGGCAATCCCAATGAGATTCTGTTCCCGTTCAAGTTTGGCAATACAGATGGTTCTAACCTGACAACTGCCAAAGAGTTTGAACGTATGCTTTTAATGGCAACAGGCACTCTTGATTCACAAGGAATGGTTACTGCTGTCTCTAGAGATGCTGGTCAGGGCGGTATTTCGATGGCTACTGCCTCGATTATCAAGAAATACAAGCGTACCTTGGTGAACTTCCAAGAGGATTTTATGATCCCCTTCATCACCAAAGCCGCCTACCGCTATATGCAGTTCGATCCAGAGCGTTACCCTACTGTGGACATGAAGTTCATTCCTACGGCAGCACTCGGAATCATTGCTAGAGAGCATGAGCAACAACAGTTCATTGCACTTTTGCAGACTCTTGGCCCTAATACACCTGTTTTGCCTATCATTTTGAAGGGCATCATGGCTAATTCTTCTCTGTCAAACAGATTTGAGTTAATCGAGATGCTAGACAAGATGGCTACGGCTGACCCACAGGCTCAACAAGCAGCTCAGATGCAACAACAATTGGCTATGCAACTGGCTCAAGCACAGATTGCAGTCCAAACTACGCAAGCAGAGCAGAACAAGGCTGAAGCGCAAAAGCTATTGACTGAAGCGCAATTGATGCCTATTGAGTTGCAAGCAAAGAGTATGGCGGCTAATACCAAGAACCTGCCTACTGACGATGCTTTGGCTTCACGAGAGTTTGATAAGCGTGTCAAAGTTGCTGAATTGATGCTTAAAGAAGCGGATATTCAGAACAAGGCTAAGATTGTTGAAAAGCAGATGACTAGACAATGAATCCAGAACTTCAGAAGTACTACGAAGAGCATCTAAAAACTTGTACTTTATGCAATTCGGTTAAGTTAACGACTGAATTCCATAAAAACTCAAGATACAAGGATGGTTTTTACAAACATTGCAAAAAGTGTCACTATGATGTTTATGGTCGAGATGCTCATTTCAGAAGAAGTTATGGAATTTCAGAGAATCAGTACAATGAAATAGCTCAAAAACAAGATTGGAAGTGCAAAATATGCAATCAAGATCATCATGTTGGGCAATTTACTAGACTTGTAGTAGACCATTGTCACAAAAATGGCGGTGTTAGAGGTTTGATATGCCAATCATGCAATATTGCACTTGGCAATGCCAAAGATAACCCCGAAATATTGCGAAAAATGGCAGAATATTTGGACGAATACTATGGATAGCCAATTAGAAAAGTACTATACCGAGCGTTTTTCCATGATGTCCACTCAAGGGTGGATAGATTTAATGGAAGATGTTGACAAAATGATAGAACCTTTGAATAATATTTCAACAATTGCAGATGAAAAAAGTCTACAATTCAGAAAAGGTGAGTTATCTATACTTATTTGGCTGAAAAACTTGAAACAAGTCAGCGAAAGAGCATTTGAGGACTTAAATGAGAAGAATGTATGAATTTGCCTGTATAAACGGGCATAAGACAGAGAGATTT